TGATATTGCGGCAACTGGAACTGCGGCAAGCAGTTATCTTGACCTTAACGGAAGTGCAAGATCGGAAGCAGAACTTGTACAAAAATATAGATCGATGTTACAGCAACCAGAAGTTGCTCAAGCAATAGACGACATCGTGAATGAGGCGGTAACTATATCGCCAGACCAAAAAGTTGTTGAGTGTGTTACTGATGAAGTCGATCAACCCGACAACATCAAAAAGAAAATCAGAGAAGAGTTTGACACTGTATTGAAGTTGTTAGACTTTTCTTCTACTGGTTACGACACTTTCCAAAAGTGGTATGTTGATGGAAGAATCAACTATCATGTTATGATTGACGTAAAGCAACCTCGAAAAGGTATTCAAGAGTTGCGTTATATCGATCCAAGAAAGATTCGTAAGATTAGAGAATTTGAAGATAAGAAGACCGATGGTAGTGGTTCTAATAACGGAAAATTCCTAACAAAAGAGATTAAGAACGAGTATTACATTTACAGCGAGAAAGGTTTCTTAGCAACATCGAATAATATTCAGGCTCAAGCAGGTAACAATGATATTCAAGGCTTGAAGATTGCTAAAGACTCAATTGTAAATGCAAATTCAGGTTTGCTTAATGAGAACAACACATTAGTACTATCTCATCTACAAAAGGCATACAAGCCTTTGAATCAGTTGAGAATGATGGAAGATGCTGTAGTTATTTACAGAATATCTAGAGCGCCTGAAAGAAGAATTTTTTATATCGATGTAGGTAATCTGCCTAAGATGAAAGCAGAACAGTATCTACGAGATATGATGACTAAGCACAAGAATCGCTTAGTATATGATGCAAGTACTGGTGACGTTAAAGATGATCGTAGACATATGAGTATGACTGACGATTTTTGGTTGCCACGAAGAGAAGGTGGAAAGGGTACAGAGATCACTACATTGCCTGGTGGTCAGAATCTAGGAGAACTAGACGATGTATTATATTTCCAGAAGAGATTGTTTAAGGCTCTGAATGTACCTATCTCTCGTATGGAGTCAGACAGTGGATTCTCACTAGGTAGAGCAACAGAGATATCTAGAGATGAGATTAAGTTTAGTAAGTTTATCAGCAGATTGAGATCACGATTCTCTACACTGTTTGATAAAATTCTTGAGAAGCAGTTAGTACTCAAGGGAATCATAAGACCTGAAGAGTGGTTAGAAATTCAAGCCTCTATCAGATATGATTTCATGCAAGACAACTACTTTGAAGAGTTGAAAGAAAGTGAAGTCTTGAGAGAAAGATTAAATCTTCTTCGAGACATTGACGACTATGTTGGTAAGTACTACTCAGCAGAATGGGTAAGAAAGAATGTTCTCATGATGAACGAAGATGAAATCGAAACCATGAGAGATCAAATCGATCAAGATAACGAAGATGCGAGTGATGCAGAAGACGATATCGAAGATGGCGATTTTTAATATAGTTTAACTATAAATAGTTTAATAAGCAAGGAGATAGATATGAGTGTTAGTGATTTGATTAAAAATGCAGTCGATAAAGATGCAGGTACTTTTGAAAACACTTTTAATAGTGTTATGGCAGATAAAATGACAGCGGCTATCGAAACAAAATACGATTCTATGTTTGGTGCTTCCGCAGAAGCTGGCGAACCAGTTGAAGTAGAAGTTGCTCCAGAATCAGAATAATAAAGGAATAAAAATGAAATCTTTTAAGCAGTTTACAGAGGATAAATCCAGTCTTTTTGACCAAATTCAAGATTTGGGAGACAATGCTTCACCAGAAAAGCAAAAGGCTTTTATCGATAAGCATCTTGTTCAGAAACAAGAACTTCCATCACCCGAATATAAGGAAGCGGAAGTGCTTGACTTGTCTGCCAATCGTTTAGCTGATCTTGACATAAAAGATGGTGAAGATGAAGAAGTTTATGAGTCTGTACAAGAGGGTACTGTATCTGAAGCGGAAATGACTGATGCTCAGAAAGAGAAGCGTGAAGTTATCGTTAAAGAACTCAAGAAAAAAATGAGCGAGTTCAAAGATCGTTACGGTGACAAAGCTACTGATGTTATGTACGCAACTGCCACTAAGATGGCAATGAAAGACGACTCAGAAGACGAAGATGAAGACGAGTTGGAAGAAGGTTACTACAAAGAAGGTGTTCTAAAAGACTTAGAGATGATCGTTAAGAAGAAGAGTGCATTAGATGTTAAGTTCTCAGACGGCAAGAAACAAAAAGTTGATCTGACAACTGCTTCTATGATCGTTTCAATGGTTAAGCAATTGAACAAACAGAATCAAAAGAAAGTGTTGAATATGCTAGACAACAGTAAAACATTTAAAGATGTTGCTAAGTTTGCATTCTCAGCCGGAAAATAGGAAGAAGATATGAGTTTACTAATCAAAGAAATCGTTGAAGACGTACAGTATATCACTGAAGCCAAAGAAGATGGTACTAAGCAGTACTTCATCGAAGGCATCATTATGCAAGGCGACATCAAGAACCGTAATGGTCGTATGTACCCCAAAGAGATTCTTGCTAATGAAGTAAAAAGATACAACGAGACATATGTAGAGAAGAAGAGAGCATATGGCGAACTTGGTCATCCTGCAGGTCCTACGATTAATCTTGATAGAGTATCGCATATGTTTACTGAACTGAAGCAAGATGGTTCAAACATCGTTGGTCGTGCAAAAGTAATGGACACACCAATGGGTAAGATTGTTAAGAACATCATGGATGAAGATGGTACTTTAGGTATCTCATCTCGTGGCATGGGTTCTATCAAACAGAATAAGAGTGGTATCATGGAAGTACAGAAAGATTTCATGTTAGCCACCGCAGGGGATATTGTAGCCGATCCATCAGCACCAGATGCTTTCGTTAAGGGAGTTATGGAAGGTGTAGATTGGATTTACGATGTAGCTTCTTCTTCATGGGAAGTGGCGAATACGTTCGATGAGATCGAAGAAGAAATCAAACAGACTGCTAAAGTCTCTACAGCAGAATTAGAGATTAAAGCGGCCGCTTTGTTTGAGAAGTTTGTTCGTTCTTTGACGAAATAGAATTTTTTATAAATAGTAATATTGACACATTAATTACTTTAAAAGGAGAAGTTAAATGAGTGAATTAGAAAAAGACCTTAAGGATCTTGATCTAGACCTCGAAGAGGCAAAGGAAACCGGTACTGATGCAGAATCAGCCGATCCTGTGACTCCCGAAGGTGGAAGTGATAAGAAACGAAAAGGTGATAAGAAAGGTAGCGAAGGTGCTGACAAGTCTGATAC